CCCGGCGCTGGTCGCCCTACTGGCACCAAAAACAAGATATCGGGACAGCAGATTCTAGACGAAATCGAGCAGCACCTAGGTGTCCCCTACGCTCAACAACTAGTTTCAAACTATGTTGACACCATTAACAGCAATGATACTAATCTACGCTTTCAATATGACAAGCTTATACTAGGCAAAGTTGTAGCAGACAAAGCAGAGATAGAAGTAACAGAAAGCGCCGATCTAGTCGATGCTAAACGACAAGCTTTTGCCGACGCTATAGCGCAGCTGGCAGCTGCCACCAAAACGCAAGAGACTAAATAAAGCTATGCCTTTAATCAAATCAACCTCCAAACCAGCGTTCCAAAAGAACGTCAAAAAAGAAATCGCTGCTGGTAAGCCTCCTAAACAGGCTGTGGCAATAGCCTATGCTACCAAGCGCAGTGCCGCAGCAAAAAAGGCAGCAACAACCCGCAAAGGAAAAAAATAATATGAAACCAGCAAAAGATCAACTAGATCAAGGTTTAGCCTTCAATGGCCAAGGTGGCAAAGGTTATAGCCGCAGCCCACAGCGTTTTCAAAGTAATGCTAGTGGAGAACAAGCACGTGAAAACTATGGACGTGGTCCTACAGTAGCAGGCCGCACAGGTCATAGCGTTCCTAATCCTACAGCCCGTGGCGGTAAGATCAATGGTGGAGCCCAAGCTAAGTGCCCAAGCAACCCAGACATGATCTATGCTGGACGTGGCCCAACCAAAGGTAATCAACAATGAAAACCACAAACCCACAAAGCCGTGCCTATCCTAAGGTCGGTGCTAACACAACTCGTAACAGCGCAGCAGCCGCTAGCCAAAGCAAGGGTTTAGTTGCCCGGCAAGGCATTACCAATGTTAACGCAGCACAAGGTCCTCGCGTAGGCACCCAAGGCCGCGCTGGTAAGCGTGCTGAACTAGCTAGCCGTCGTGCTGAAGGTCAAGCATTGGCCAACACCATTCTAGGCGCTTACAGTGCTCGTCAGAAGATTTATGAAGATGTAGACTTCCCTAAAGAAGGCAGCATCAGCCAAGACAATCCTCCACGCAGACAAAAGCGTTAATAGTTTTTTAGGGCGGTCCGCCAGCGTCCATCCATTATCCCAAAACTGGCGGAACTTCTATAGATAAGGAATCGAAATGAAAAAGAATGACACCCCTCAAGCCGACGTCTGGAATGAAACAGCAGAACCTGTCGCGCCAAAAACCAAACCCCTACTAAAAACTGAACCTGTGTTTAAAGACTCGGGCTTCGATATGGAAGGTCTCATGACAGACTTTCCCACTGCCACTGAGCTGGCCAAGTTTGTATTCGATGAGACCGGCATCGCGCTTAACCTTAAAGGTCGCGCCAATAAGTTAAAGTATCAAGTTGCCTTAGAAACATTAAATGGTCATCCTCCAGCCGCAGAGTTTCTCAGCAAGGAAAACCCCTACGTTGATAAGAACGACATGGTGCCCATGGAAGAACTTAAGGTGTTACCCCCAAGAGACAGCAGCTTACCTCCCGCGCACGAACTACAAAACTACTTCCACACTGCTGGTGTGCCACACACCGACGCTGAACGCCGCGCCGCCGGCGCTAAGATATCGGTATGCTTTCGCAAGTATATGAATGGCTGTATCACTTATGAGATCGAAGGCCCACTAGAACAGAAGCCATTCGGTGAGAAGATCGACAAGTTTGGCCGTGTGCGTCCCGAAATCATCAAGTGGATCGATCCACGCACTCCAGAAACCTTAATCGTTCGTCCCGATGGTAGCACAACACCAACAGGTCAGCGCCTTCGCGCACTGTTAAAGAGCATGCCTGTTAACAAGAGTTCGGTATGGGACACATGGATCGATCGCGAGTTTGTTACTGTTAACCAATCTGCCATCGATAACCCATGGGGCATGGAAGGCGACGAGTAATGGAACACTGGAGCGAAGAGCGTTCGCGTGCTCGCAATGAAGCCACGCAGAAGCTAGCTGAAGACGTCAAGCTTCAGCAAAGTATCAATGCCGCTCATCGCACTGCCTTTGCGGAAAAGTTCCCGGGCCAGCTCGAACATATTCTACGCTTACTAGCCGAACGTTTACACGCCGGCCTAGACAAGCGATCGGGCGTGGACCTAGGTGATGCTGCCACATGGCGCATGACCCCCGGTGAACTTGCCGACATGGCAGAAGCTATCTATCACATACAACAAGTTCGTAATAGCCTAGATGCTAGCACCTGATCTACTCATGCGGCGTGCCATACGCTATACATGTGATGAGCATAACCTAGTGCCCGACAGCATTGGCATGATGGATACCTACACTCGTAACACATTCGAGGAGTTGGTATTCGCTGTCCAGGAGGACATGAAGTATAATCAACTCAAATACTTCAGACCTTTTCCGCACCAACTAAAGTTCTTTGAGACCGGAGAGAGTCCGCGTCGTGGCGTGTTGGCAGCAAACCGTATTGGAAAAACTGTTAGCACCTGCTATGAAACTGCCTATCACCTTACTGGCTTGTATCCCTCATGGTGGACCGGGCGTAGATTCAATAAGCCTATCACTGCCTTTGTTGCCGGTGAAGGTTGGGAACAGGTTGCCAGGGTTTTACAGGATGAACTCCTAGGCACCAAAGACATTAAGATACGCGAACAGATTGGCACAGGTGCTATTCCATTAGATTGTATTGTCATAGACACCATGCGCTGTGACGGTGCCAACGTTATCGGCGTGGAAATACGACATACCAGCGGCACCAACAGTTATCTACTATTTGGTAACTACACACAGGAAGTTAGAAACTTACAGGGTTTCAAGCTTGATCTAGTTGTATTCGATGAACAGCCGCCCGATGACATATTTTCTGAACTGGTAACTAGAACTGCCACCACGCAGGGCATGGTGCTTTGTTCGTTCACTCCCTTAAAAGGACTTAACGGCCTGGTGTCAAAGTTCTGGTATGGTGAAGAAGGCTATGAACATATTCGCGTAAGCTGGGATGATGTGCCAGAATATGATCCATGGGGCGAACCATTCCTGTTAAAAGAGACTAGGAGACAGCTTGAAAGGGATTATCTACCACATGAGCGGGACGCTCGCAAGCATGGTAAGCCGGTCATGGGCAAAGGAGCTGTATTCCAAATCCAGAACTGGCCCACTTACAAAACGGGCGAGTTTGATTTTAGGACCATGCCGGGTATCATGCGAATCATCGCCTTGGACTTGGGCTTGGTCAACGATAAAACAGTTATTACGTTGATGTATTATCATCCCATGGCGCAAGAAGCTTGGTTACACACGCAGATTGTGGTGCGTGGCACAGAAGAAGCTAACCCCATGGGCTATATCAATCACCTAATGCGGCCCGAAGTGTTCGGCACACCTATTGTATTGCCCGCAGACGCTGGCACTCCGGGGCGTTATACCATGAGCAGTCAAAGCATTCGCGAGCTTTTTGAAAGCTATGAGCTCAATGTTTGGCACAAGCCTATCAGCAATCCTCCCGACAGTGAAGGGCGCATAACAAATCACAAGAGTTATGGCATTAACATCATGCGACAGATGCTGGAACTAGGCACATTACACGTTAACGAAAACTGCGTGGACTTTTTAAAAGAAGCACAAAACTATTACGCCGATGAACGAGGAAGATTTAGCGACCCTGATGATTGTATTGATAGCGCTCGCTACGCTTTGTTGGGATGTTTACAAGACATCTGCGAACCCTACGATCATAAAACACCCCGAGATCGTTTCCGTGAAATACGTGGACAATACACTAGAGAGCGTAACCCCCAGGATCGCCCCGAGTGGAAGCAGGTTTATAGCCCTGACAGCGGACCCGTTCGTTAAAGACTATAAATAAAACATATCCCGGGAACCTCCAATATGCTAGATATTAAAAACGTAGTAGTTAATCAGTTCTATAACCCAAAAGGTAAAGCCCTTAAGTTTCTAGAAATGAAACGATTGCTAGATCAGAAATGTGCCGCTAACCTGCGCTTGTTAGCCACAAAGAACAACATCAACAGAGCGTCGGACTACCACTATCAAATGCTGGCAGTTACTCAATCTACAGAACCTGTTAATGGTATTGACTATATCCACCCTGTGGTAAAACCTGTAGTAGATTATGTTACCGCAGTTATCAACAAAGGTCTAGCGCCCAACGGCGAGATTAACTTTGAGTTTGTGCCCGATGGCGCCGACGATGAAGCAGCAGCACGCCAAGCTACCAACATAGTCAGCAAGATTGTTAACCAACAAAACGAACCACACACTATTCTACAACACTGGATCATGGACGCCGCTCTACACAAGAACGGCGAAATGTTGATTAGCCCTGTTCGAGAACAAATCGTGCGTTATGTTACCACGTCGGGAACAGACAGTCAACTACAAGCTTTTGAAGCACAGGCAGCAGACGCTGGTTTAACAGCACTACGCCAAAGCAAGCGTAAGAAAGATGTGGATCTAGTCACTGCGTTGAAAGAAACACAAGCTGAACTTAAAGATATACAATACGATGATCGCGCTAATCGTCTAAAAAGCCTTATAGAACAATATCGTCCGGACGATGAAGCACAAGAAGAAGATTTAATACCCGATTATACCCCAGCACCAGACGATGTTGCCAACGAAGCTGACGCTGCCTTAATGGCAGCAGTCGCTCGTAATACCATTTACGAAGCCAAATACAAGCTAACTGGCTACAACATCAACATTCGTTTCCGCCCAATCGCGCAGCACTATTGGATGTGTGACCCCACAGTTATTAATATTCAGGATCAACCATTCTGCGGATTCTACGATCCAATGACCATTGGCGAAGCTGCCGAGCGTTATCCTAACATTAACCTAGATGAGTTCATCGAATATGCTGAATATTCTAACGTGGGCGCTTATCAAGCTGGTAGTTTGCTGAACAACTTGGCCCTACACGCTCGAGATAGTGTGCCCATTAATGGTTTGCCTAACCAAGGCTATGACGCACAGGACAAGATCTCCCGCCAGGTCACCATTCTAACAGTTTGGAACCGTTGGGACATCGATGGTGACGGTGAACTAGAGCTAGTAGAAACCATATATTCCGGTAGCTACATCATCAGCGCCAGAGAAGTTGAGTTTATTCCTGTTGCTAACATGTGTCCAAAGCCACTAGCACAGAACTTCTATGGCATGAGCGTTGCTGAAAGCGTTGTTCCAGCGCAAGAATACGCAACATCGGGCCACAGAGCTGAGATTCAGCTAGGCCTACTAACCGCTACCCCACGCTATGGGGTCAAGCCCGACCGCGTAGACTTTGAAATGCTACAAGATGGCGAAGCTGCTATCTTTGTGTTGGATAGCAAGTTCAATCCAGCCACAGACGTTTGGAGTTTGCCAGTGCCCAACGGTAATATCCAGTTTATCGAAACAGCACTAAGTCGTCTACAACAAGATACCATGGCTTTGGTCGGCATGACCACACCACAGGACACATTTAATCCTGAAGTCATGGCAGCAGGCAACAGTGGAGCTAAACTACAGTTGGCCATGGGGCCCAACCAAATCATCCAAGACAACACTGTTAAGAACTGTGCCGAAGGATTGAAAGAAGCATTGTGGTTGGTATGGCGCACATTGATTCAATACAGCGATGACTATGGTGTTAAGCGTCTAGCACAGGACAGCCACCCAGACAAGCAGCCAGTATTCCTAGACGGCGCAGCGTTTGATGATTTAAACTTCAGTGAACGCCATGCTATTCACATCGAACTAGCACTGGGCATGAAGTCGGAAGAGAACCAACTACAGCGTCTACAGATTATCAAGCAGTCACAGACACAGTTGTTCCAAGAAGTTCAAACGCTGTTAGCTGTTAACGCACTAGATCCTGTGATGTTCAAGAAAATACGCAAGCCTTATGAAGACACCCTATACACCCTGGGAGTCAAGGACTGCGATGTATACTTGCCCACAGAAGCAGAAGTCATGAAGCTGGTAGAACAAGTTCAAGCAGCACAGCAGAACAAGGGCCCAAGCCCAGACGATCAAGCTAAGATTGCCAAGGCGCACTTGGATGAAGCTAGAGCACAGGAAATCACGCTGGATATCCAAGGTCAAACAGCAGATAAACAGCTAGAAGCAGTCAGCTTACTTCAGGAGGGCAAGGCTGCTCGATACTAAATAAAATATAACCCATAGAATAGATGTTAAAACAAGAAGCAGTGGATGCCTTCAATGCTAGGCTCCGCGTAGACCCGAATAGCATTAAGAAAATGTCAGCCAGTCAGCTAGATGCTGTTAAAGTCTGGGGCAGTAAGGCAGAAAACTTACTAACCAACAAAGACCTGGCGCAGTTTATACATGAATATAAGTTTGATTTGACTGACCAACTCGCTGATATCATTGGTCATGATCCGGAATCAAACGCACGACGCATAGCCATTGCTAATAAGATAGCTGGCGTCGATGATTTTATTAATGTGTTGAAAAGAGCAACATATTATAAAAACACAGCGGTAAGCCAACA